ATCATCTGGCCGGCGTTCGGCAACCCCACCCGCAACATCGGTCGTTTCAGGGAATGCTTTGCCGGCGGCCGGTTTGCCCATCGCTGGAATCCGCGGCAGATTGACAGTCGCAACGTCTCGATCACCAACAAGGAAGAAATCGCCGAGTGGATCGAGGACTATGGCGAGGACAGTGACTTCGTCCGCGTCCGCGTCCGTGGCGTATTTCCTCGTGCCGGAACCTCGCAGTTCATCTCTTCCGATCTTGTCAATGCGGCGGCCGATCCGGCCCGCGATGTCGATGTCTCGCTCTATGATGCCCTGATCATGGGGGTCGACGTGGCGAGGTTCGGCGACGACAAGACCGTGTTTCGTTTCAGGCGTGGCCGCGATGCCCGCTCGATCAAGCCTCTTAAATTCCGCGGCCTCGACACCATGCAGGTTGCCGCAAGGATCGCCGAGGCCTTCGCCATCTACAAGCCGGACGCGATCTTCATCGACAATGGTGGTTTTGGCGCCGGCGTGGTCGACCGCTGCAACTACCTACATTTGCCCGTGCTTGGCGTCGACTTCGGCGGCGCTCCTGATCGCGAGATACAGGGTCGCGAAAGCGGCATCTGGTATTTCAACAAGCGCGCCGAGATGTGGGGCACGATGCGCGAATGGCTCGCCGGCGGCGCGATCGACAACGACGAAGAATTGAAGGTCGATCTGCCCGCGGTGGAATACGGCTATGCGCTCAAAAGCGGCCGCGACTGCATCGTGCTGGAGAAGAAAGAGCACATGAAGGCGCGCGGGCTTTCGTCTCCCGATGATGGCGATGCGCTGGCATTGACCTTCGCCCACCCGGTTGCGCAGGCCGACCAGCGGCACAAATACGGCGCACCCGGCGCGCAGAGCCACCAGTTCGAGTACGACCCGCTGAAATGACCGACGAGGACTGCCGCTGCATTCACCGTGCCAACCGCGTCGACATGCCGACGACCAACGTGGCGCCGCGCGATCCGCACGATCGGCAGGCGATGGCCGAATTCCTCGGGGCGAAGCTGATGAAGCCGCTCTATCATTCGGCCCAGCAGCACCACATGAGCGTCGAACACTCGCTCAACACCATGAGCCACGCCGAGCGCGTCTATCTCGAGATCGAAATGACGGAACGCACCAAGGCGATGCACTCCTATGACTACGACGCGCTGAGGTAATCATGCATCCAAACGTCGTCGGCGCACTGCTCAATTCCGCGATCTATCTGGTTTGCGTGTTTGTCGCGGGCCTGACTGGTCACCATGTCGCGTCGGAGCTCGCGCTGGTGGCCATGGGCCTTACCTATCTCAGCCATCTCGCACAGATCCAGCAGCGCTGGTTCGGCGACGTTCTCGTCTCGCTCTCGATCATTGCGGGCGTCTGCGCCGGCCTCGCGCTCCTGTTCTGAGGATCATCATGGGCTTCTTCTCCCAACCATCCGCGCCGTCAGCTCCTCCCCCGCCGCCATTGCCGCCGGCTGCCAATCCGGCGACGATGGCCAACGGCCAGACACAAGCCGCAGGGGCTGCCGCAAAGGCACGCGCCGCGGCAGCAGAGGGCGCCGGCATGTCGGGCACGCTCAAGACCGGCGCCGAAGGCGTCGCCGCGCCGTCGATCGCGAAGGCGCAGCTGCTCGGGCAGACGTCGTCCTGATGCTCGACGTCGCCACAACGGCGCATTACGAGCTCGCCAACGCTTCGCTGCTCGCGGACGCGCCGGCGTTCGCCAAGCAGGCCTGGTACGAGCAAAGCCAGTCATGGGAAGACGAGCGGCTGCAGCTCGAGCAGCGGCTCTACGGTCTGCGCAACTGGCGCCTGTCGTGGTGGGAACACTGGGCCAAGCTCGCCGAAGCCATCCTGCCGCGGCGCTATCACTGGCTGATCGTGCCCAACACCATGACGCGTGGTCTCGCCATCAACGGCGCGATCAAGGACCCCACGGGCTCGCAGGCCGTGCGCGTGTGCACCGCCGGGCTTCGGTCCGGCATCATGTCCTCGTCGCGGCCGTGGTTCAAGATCAAGCCGGGCCTGCGCAACTTCAAGCCCGACCGCGACGCCGAGTTGTGGTTCGAGGATACCCAGGACCGCATCTACCGCGTCTTCGCCGGATCGAACTACTACCAGACCGGCACCCAGATGTTCGAGGACCTGACGGTCTTCGGCACCGGCCCCAAGCTGATGTACGGCGACCGGGACACGGTCCTGCGCTGCTACAACCCGTGCGCCGGGGAATACTATCTCGGCAACGGCCCGGACAACCGCATCAATTCGTTCTACCGCACCTATGTGCAGACCGTGATGCAGATGGTGCAGTTCTTCGGTTTGGAGAATTGCAGCCCGATGGTGCAGGGGCTGTGGGAACAGAAGGGCGCAGCCCTCGAGACCGAAGTGATCGTGGCGCACGCGATCGAGCCGAACTTCTCGCTCGGCATGCCCGGCATGGCGGCCAATTTGGGCAAGATCCCCGGCAATTTCGCCTACCGCGAAGTCTACTGGGAATGGGGCCAATCGACGCCGGGCCCGCTGTCCAAGGTCGGCTACCGCGAAAAGCCGTTCATCGCGCCGCGATGGGCCACCACCTCGAACGACGCCTATGGCCGCTCGCCCGGCATGGATGCGCTGCCGGACATCCTGCAGCTGCACACCATGACGGTGCGCCAGGCCGAAGCGATCGAGAAGATGGTGCGGCCGCCGATGCTCGCCGACATGGCGCTGAAGAACCAGCCGTCGTCGATCCTGCCCGGTCGCGTGACCTACGTCGCGGATGTTTCGAAGGGCATGAAGTCGATCTACGAGATCCGGATGGATCTCGACCACATGTCCAAGCTGATCGAGAAGATCGAGGCCCGGGTCGAGAAGTGGTTCTTCAACGACCTGTTCCAGATGATGGAAAACATTCAAGGCGTCCAGCCGCGCAACGAGATGGAAATCGCCGAACGCCGGGGCGAGAAGATGCAGGTCTTAGGGCCGGTGGTGGAAGGCATCGAGAACGAGCTCGCCGACGATATCCGCCGCGCCTTCGCCATCATGGCGCGGCGCGGCATGATCCGGCCCAAGCCGCAAAGCCTGCGTGGCATTCCGCTCGACATCGAATTCGACAGCATGATCGCAGTAGCCCAGCGCGCCGCCGAGACCGCGGCGAGCGAGCGCGTCATCACGGTCGTGACCAATCTCGACAAGACCTATCCGGACAAGCACATTGGCGACAACGTCAACTGGGACGAGACCATCCGCGACTACATGGAAAAGGGCAACTTCCGCACCTCCAACATGAACTCGAAGGACGACGTCCAGAACATCCGCCAAGGCCGGCAGAAGGCGATAGCGCAGGCTGCACAAGAGGCCAAGGCCGCCCAGGCCGCTACCCATACCGTTCCGGCATTGGCAGGTGCGGCGCAAGACGTCAGCAACATCGACACCGGCGGATTGTTGAACGCGGTGCAGGTGGCACAGGGATTGACACCGGCCAATCAGGCCAGCGTGCCGCAGGGGTGATGTGATGAGCGACGAAATTCTCGGACCGGACGGCCTGCCGGCCGCGCCTCCCGAACAGTTCATCGAGACCGATGCCAACGGCGATCCCGTGCGCCAGGGCTCGCTGATGGACGAACGTCAGAGCTACGAGCGCGTGATCGAAGGCCTGAAGATGATCTCGGATGCCTGCGCGCATCTGATCCGGCACGAGCCGCTGAAGGCCGAATACTGGCGCGGGTTCATGACGCGGATGGACCAGGCCCGGCGCATCTGCGTGCAGTATGCGGGGCTCGGATTGGCCATGCAGCAGAACGAAACCGCCGAACTGCGCGGCGATCCCTTGCCGTGGAAACAATGCCGGCAACGCTTTCTCGATGGCGTGACGCAGGCCGCCGGCGGCTGCCGGCAACTCGCCACCTGCCACCGCGGCGACCTGTGGTGGACCAAGATGGCCGACACGCTGGACGATCTCGCCCGCAAGCTGCACGCGATGCGCAGGGCCGCGGTAAGGAAGGCCGTGCGCGAGGCGTCGGCGCTGATCCTGCCGCCGGGGTATTCGAGGCATTGAAATCACCCACGCCCGTGCGGCTACGCGGGCTTCTAGAGCGCGATGAAAACGAACCCCGGACTTCATCGTCCCCGGCGAAGCTTCATCGCTTCCCCCTGACTGTCGCGCAAGGGCTTAGCCGGCCGGCGGACGATGGAGATTTGGTATGC